ATGGCAAAGACATTCGGTAATTATTCGAGTTTTGTGCAAAAACATTGAATGACGTTATGGGGCGCCGACCAAACACCGCAATCCTAGCTCAAGCCGCAGCTACCGGCGTCGGTTTGCGCCAAGCCCGGCGCCAGCTTGAGAAAGGGCAGGCGGTTGCGGCCGCAAAGCCGATGAAGCCGATCGCCGGGATAGGATTAGACGGCGAGATCGATCGACTTGAATCCTTGGCCGCCACTCTTGGCGAGGCTGCCAAGGAGGCGAGCGGGCCGGAGCGGTCGTCACTGATAGGCGATTATACTCGCGTCGTCGAGGCACTGCGAAAAATGAAGGGCGACCGGCCAGACATTAACGAGGCAGAGGGCAAGATGGTGCCGGTCGATGAGGCAGACAAGATACTGGCACGCAGGACTAACGCACTAATCCCGCTACTGCTTGGCATGCCCAAACGCCTAGCGCCTATCTGCGCTCACCGGCCAGCTGCTGAGATCCAGAAAGAGGTGGAGAACGAGGTGGGGCAGGTGATGCGACAAGTGCAGGCAGCACTGTGAAGGCGGCCGAACAGCTACTCAAACGCGAGCGCGATCGCTGGAACTTTGAGCCACCGCCCAGCGTGATCGAGTGGGCAGAAAAAAACATCCAGCTAGATAGCAGGATAACCGCCCGCCCAGGTCTTTACTCAACCAAGTATACCCCTTACGTGGCGGGCGTACTTGAGGCGCTGGCCGACCCGGGCGTCCATACCGTTAGCCTTTGCTGGGGCAGTCAGACAGGCAAGACGCTGACTCTCGCGATCTGGCTGGCGTACAGAATCGCAAACGATCCAGCGCCGGCACTGCTCGTAATGCCGAACGCGGATCTGGCTAGGAGCTACAGCGAAACGCGACTGACTCCGATCTTTGAAAAGTGCAAGCCGGTGCGGGCGCTGTTCCCATACGATAGCGATGATTTCAAAATCCTAGAGATGCAATTTACCAGTATGACTCTGAGCCTGGTGGGATCGAATAGCCCGGCGAACATCAGCTCGCGTCCGATCTGTATTGCGGTACTGGACGAGCTGGACAAGTTTGCGCCACCGACCGAACGCGAGGCGGCCGCCTACAATCTGGCGCTGGAACGCACAAAGGCTTTTCCCAACCGCAAGCACGTACTGACCAGCACGCCGACCTTAAGCACGGGCGATATTTGGCAGAACTATCAGGCAGGAACTCAGGAAACTTTCCACGTCCCTTGCCATGCTTGCGGTGAAATGCAGGCGATGGAGTTTGGGCAAGTGCGATGGGCAGACAGCGCACGGAATCCTGACGGCAAATGGGACTTACAGGAAGTGGGTGAGACGGCCGCCTACCATTGCACTAAGTGCAACGAGCCGTGGACTGAGGGCCACAGGCGATCAGCCGTTGAGCAGGGAAAGTGGGTGGCGGCAAATCCAAACGCAGAACGCGGCAGACGAAGCATGCGACTGCCTAGTTGGTACTCGCCCACCGTCACTTTCGCCGACTGCGCCAAGCAGTTCCTGACTCAAAAGCATTACCTACACGGCTTGCAAGGATTCGTGAACGGATGGAGCGCGATGCCGTGGGAGGATCAGTTTGATGACGATAAAGCCGTCGACATTCCCGCCGGCGCATTTGCGAAAAAGCAGGATTGGGAAACCGAACATATCAAGCTGGCCGCGATAGACAGACAGATCGACGAGTACTGGTTTGTGGTCAGAGCGTTCGCCAGGGACGGAACGAGCAGGCTAATCGATGAGGGCCGGGCGAGAACGATTGAGGACGTGGCGCAACACCTACACACGCTGGGCGTTCAACCGAAGCACACGGCAATGGATAGCGGATATGAGACACAAGACTCCTACCGAATCTGTGCCCGCTACAAGTGGACTGCGTTAAAGGGCGAAGAGCGTCCAGCTTACTGGATCGAAACGCCACGCGGTCGGATGAAGTCGGTACACTCGGCCGAGCAACCGACTGACGCAGGCTGCATGCTTCTGCTTCTCAGTTCCCCAGCCTGTCAGGACTTGCTGGCATGGTTGCGAAGAGGGCAGGGGCCACGCTGGGAAATTGCACACGACGTAAGCCCAGACTACCGCGAGCACATGAGCAGCCACAAAAAGGTACATCGGATTAACCGCAAGACAGGGCGCGATCACTACGAATGGATACGGATTAAAAGCAGGCAGGATCACTTGTACGATTGCGAAACTTATCTGGCTGGCTTTGCCGTGTACGGAAAAGTCATTAGGCCGACCGCTTCACTAGACGAGGAATCGTTGACACCCGTGGCGACGTGATGGCTATTTCCCGCAGACTTACGCGGGCAGTTGCGACGAACTACCTGGCACAAGCCTCCGGGGTTACCGCAAGCGCCCTGACCAACCTTGCCACTGACCGCAACGCGGCAATGACGGGCGCAGCATCAGGCCGTGCGCTGGTTGGATCTTCAGCGGGCGGGCAGTCGGCCAGCTTCCAGATCGACCTTAAACCGACCGAACGGGTTGAGTTATTTCAGGCCGCAATCGATTACCTAAACGGCGTACAGGTCACACGCACCAGCGCCTCATTTTCTTACATTTTGGATAGCTGATTATGGCACAGAAACTTTCACTCGTGGCTCGAATGGGCGCAGGGATCAAAGCGTTTGGCGCTGGATTCGGCGCAGGCATCAGCACGTTCCAACCCTACGAGGGCGCAGGCTTTTCTCGTAAGCGTCCCGTCATCTATGGCGCTCATGCCCGCGATTCACGGCTAGATCTAAACGAGGCCACACGGGTTGAGCTTCTCAAACTCGCCCGGCACATGTACCGCAATGTCGGGCTAATCAAAGGGGCGGTGGATTCGATCGCCACCTATTCAATCGGCCCGGGACTCCGGCCGCAGTATCGCGGAGCAGACCAAGACTTTGGAAGGCTGTGTGAGGAATACTGGCGCGACGTGGTAGTGCCATCACCCGAAGTTACTGGGCGTATGACTTGGACAGACATGCTGCTGGCGCTATCGCGATCGATCGACGTGGACGGCGACGTGTTCGTCATCATGACGGAAAAAGGGAAGCTACAAATTGTCGAAGGCCACCGCGTTTGCGAAGGCGATGACTACGGAACTTCTGACGGCGTGTTCCTTGGCAAGCTCGGAGAGCCTACTGGATACTTAGTTCAAACAGGCGAACTGTATCGCAAGCTTTCAGCAGACACAGTCATTCACCTAATGGAGCTGGAACGGCCCGATCAGATTCGTGGCGGCTCTTCACTCGCCCGCGCATTAAACCATGTCCGTGATTTAAAAATGCTTGGCGAGTTTGAGAAGGACGCATTGAAATTGCAGGGATCGATTGCGGCAGTCATCACGACCGACCAAGGCGATGAACTGGCCGGGCAGGGTGGTTTTTTTGGAACCGTACAGGCTCAAGATACTGGCGAACCGACAATCGCCCGCGAGGAGATTACCAGCTCGGCCACCATCCCGCGCCTTTCACCTGGCGAAAAGATTGAGATGATTGGGCCTAATAGGCCCCACGCTGGATTCGAGCCGTTTGCCAAGTTCTTGATTCGTGATGTTGCCATGGGCCTTGGATTGCCCGTTGAGTTTGTCTACGACCCAGCAAGCGTTGGCGGCGCAGGCATGCGTTTTATTGTAGCGAAAGCGCAGCGCAGATTTGAGCAACGGCAACGCCTGCTTATCGATAGATTTTGTAACCGGGCATGGCGCTACTTTATCGGCGGAGCGATTGCCAACGGCGATCTACCGGCCGTGGAGGACTACGCAAAGGTTACGTGGCAGACACCGAAGTCGCTGACCGTGGATGCCGGCCGCGAGGCACAGCAGGCTCGCGAGGACTACAAAGCTGGCCTATCGAGCTTACAGGATTACTTTGGGGAGCTTGGCCAAGATTGGGAAGAGCAGGTCAGGCAAATCGCTAAAGAGCGTGAATTTATTGCATCTATTGGAACCGTGACTCCACAGACCGACGTGGCGGCCCCGGTGGAAGTAGTCAAAGAAGCACCCGCAATCGACGAACC